GGAAATGCTGCTCACGAACCAAACGGCCAGACCAGGCACAAAGATTGTCCCGAAAGGACTGGTCATCCACTGGACAGCCAACGAGGGCAAGGGAGCCGATGCGGTGGCGAACCGGAACTACTTCAATAAGCCGACGACAGAAGCCAGCGCGCACTACATCGTGGACGACAGGCAGATCGTCCGCTGCTTGCCGGAAAACGAGATGGGCTATCACGTCGGCGCGAAATCGTACAAGCCGGAAGCCTTGAAGCAACTCAGTTCGTACCCGAACGATTGCACGATCGGCATCGAGATGTGCGTGAACCAGGACGGTGATTTCTGGACCATGTATAAGCGAACGGTGGAGCTGGCCGCGGACATCCTCCGACGGTACGGCTGGGGCGTAGACAAGCTGTGGCGGCACTACGATATAACAGGCAAGAACTGCCCGGCTTACTTCGTGGAAGACAATTTTGCCCGCCGCTTTACTGGACTGACAGCGGCAAAGGCATGGGACAAGTTCAAGGATGATGTGGCACAAGCTTCGAAGCCTAATCCACAGCCCGCGCAAAAAACTGTGGACAAGGTGACCGTGGAGATCAACGGCAAGCGCCTGGCGGCAGCTGGCTACCTCAAAGACGGCGTATCCATGCTGCCGATCAGAGCTGTAGCCGAAGCAGTTAGCGGCAAGGTCGAGTGGTGCGCCGCGACAAAGCAAGTGACGGTCAACGGCCATGATATGACCGAGACATTTGAAAACGGAGTGTCCTTTGCTCCGGCTCGTGAATTGGCTGTGGCTCTCAACTTGCAGGTTGAGTGGGATGGAACTACACGAACTGTGGGAATGAAACGAGAGCAGTAGTCAAATTACTAAAGCCAGGGGTTATAACCTCTGGCTTTAGTAATAGCATATAAAATGCGCAACGGTACTGAAGCGTGGCAAGATATAGAAAAAATATTAAAATTGATCTTTTAAAAAACACGTTGAAGTGAGCACTCTTTCTTGTGAAAGAACCAAATTCGTGCATATAATAAGCCAAGAGGTGGTGAAAAAATGTTCTCGAAAAAAATTCGGGAATTCATTTCGAAGGGAATTGATCATGCATCTCGTGAATCTAAAGAGTTTGAGCAGCAACACAAGAAAATGCAAGCGGAAATCGAATCCTTTAATCGAGATATGAAAAAGTGGTCGGAATCAACTAGACTTATTCGAAAAAAATAGCAATAGGAGAAACAATATAGTCTCCTTCATTTAACAAATCCATAGAAGACAACATAGTTTCGACACTTGAAGACAACCCTTGCAAAGCGGAAATTAGTGACGAATCATTGCTAGGTGAATTTTGAGCTAACAGACTATCATATTCTCTTGTTATTTTCCCGATCAATGTAACTTGTAGGTGACTGTTGACCCCATATTTAAAACTCATTTCTTTGGCAGACTCTCGCAAAAATTCGGACTTGAGAGGTGCAACGTACTTCCCTATCTTAATATAAGAATTAGTGGGGAGAACCGATTCCATAAACTCAAAGAGTGTCTCAAAAAGCTCATGGAAATGACTGCTGGCCTTTTTTTGACTTTCATAAAGATCCTTTATTTGCTTCCTTTTCGAATTTTTTTGTGCATTATTCAAGTTTTCTCTTTCAAGCTCATGAAGGGCTGCAGCCATCTCTTGTTCCACAGTGTTCCGCATAAACTTTTCAAAGGTGCTTTTATTTAGTACGCTTTTAAAATAGCCTAAATCAACAACGCTAAATGATCCAGTTAGTTTTATGTATTCGCCAATTTCGGCATTGTTGTCAATGGTTATTTGAACTAGGGCTTCTTTTTCAAGAAGATATTTTTCGAATTCCGTTAAAGCATTATCATGCAACTGCTTAGAAATTATTTCTTTCCCTGCTTCCAGCTGAGCAAGAGAAATACTAGAAGAGTTCCCTTTTTTATTTATGTACTTGTATTGTCCTTTTGCTGAAGGACTTTTAAATACTACAATGTCGATTTCACCAAGTGACACTTCTCCTAACATCTCATTTGTTGAATCAGCGGTAACGGTTTGAGCTGAAGTACTGGTTTGAGATTCTTGAAATTCGGTGTTGGTAAGTGCTGGCAATCCACTGTTTATTTGTGCCATAAAGGAATGGAGAAACGAAGTATCCAAATATATTACATCTTTCATCGATTTCACTCCTAATCGCGTTTATTTAGGACCCCTTAAATCATTCGCTATTAATTCCCTCTTTTTCCTCCTCTTCACCAATTTATATTACACGATTTCGCTATAAAGAAAATATGAGATTGTTTCCCTGGTGGATACCTAAAATAGGCAAGGTATTGCTCCGCTAAAAGTGGAGCTTATTATTTGCATGTTCGCTAGTTGTTCGCATATAATACAAACAAACGTTTGTTTGTATTATGGTGGTGTGTTAGAAATGATGAACCATTCTGGCGATTGGCGGAACGCGCTGCATGAAATGATTTTGTATGGCATGTTGTTCAAGGCGGTAGCCCGGGATGCAGACAGTCTTGATCTGATCGAACTCAAGTTATCATACCGTCCAATTCTTGATGCTGTGTCACAATGGGCAGAGCGGAAACACCACGAATACCGCCGACAGTTCACCAGATCGGGAGGAAAGCTTCACTCGCAAAAATTAGTCGACGGATTTAGATACGATGTTCTAGTGACTCATCGCGGCTATCAATACAAAGACTATTACAACATTGAAATTTTGAAAGCAGAGTGCCAAGTTCGTCTGGAAAGATTTCTACAGTCAATTACAACAAAGAACCCGCCAAGTGGTTAGCGGGTTTCTCGTTTTAATCCGGAAGTTCAACGGTGGTTTCATCAAGAACTTTCTCTAAACGAGCTTTCAGTTGTAAACGTTCTTCCAGTGAGTTTTGTAACATATCAGCAATTGAGCTTGGTATATCCCTATCTGACTCTATGACTTTCTGGAGCCAAGAGATTTCTTTTTCAAGGTTTACAAGCCTCGCAAACACACTCCTGACAGTTACTTTTCCACCGCTTACCTGCATGGCCTTTTCATTTTCCCAGGACACCAGTTTGGCTGTTTTTTTGTACTCCTCCCAAAACGGGCTTGTTTCTTGTTTCATACTTTTACTCCATGTCTTCCTGATCACGAAGACTTATATATGAGTCCAAAAGCCGCATCACTTCTAAAATCGGCGCCTTAACAAAAAGAGAACGTGGACTATCAGAAGGACATAAGCTTTTTAAGTCTTCCTTATGTGTTTCAGTAAAAGTTAGTGACGCCACACTAGGTTTATACAACATACGCAGCCTTTCGTAATCATCTATGATCTCCAGCAGCTGATAGGCCGCAAAATCAACAATCTCACATCCACTTTCATACCGTTCATAAGTATAAACGGCCATTGTCTCCAACATTTCCCTCTCTAGCATGATTGATGATCTTTTCGACATCGTTACCACCCTACCATTTCACTCTTATAGTGCCTACACAATACACAATCAGTTTTCTTTTCTTCGCCTACCTCTTGGACGTCGTGGTGTATCCATCCACGCTTGTATCTGGCCTCGGAGCCAAATCGAACCACAAGCAAGCACTTTTACTGGCTCCGGGAACTGTCCCCGATCAATGTAAGTCTTCACATATTGCTTAGACTTACCAATCATATCACTGACTTCTGAAAGACCCATGATGTCGTCCAAATCAATTTTCATCTCATCAACCCTTAATAACTGCGTTATATTTTCCTTGTAGGTAAGCTTTGAACTTATCTCTTGAAACGGACATGCGAACTTCTTGCTCATCCTTGTCAAGTTCGATATATCCGTGAAACTTGAGTTCCGCAGAATATGGGATCTCCTGCTGATGTTCTGCGTCAAGGAGGTCACGAATCTCAGAGAACGCTTCACCTGGTACAACGTTCAGTTCATCTCGCAGGCGTCTCCAATCGATGAATGCTGCAACCGGTATCCTTTTTATCACAGTGGTTGGCTTTACGATTGGGCGTCTATCCATGCATCGGTTTCCAGTATCTTCTGCTTCCATCAAAACGATTTCGCCAAGGCTCTTTTTTGTTCGGAAGCAACTGCATAACTTTCCGTTATCGTTAAAGATTGTCCGGGCAATCAGATAGATCAGATAAGTAGCACAGTCTGATGCACATACACCATCAAATATGCGGAAAACCATTCCAGACTGACGATCTGAAGAGTTGAAGTTTTGCATTTCTTCCAACGTGATATCTTTTTGGATATTCCATCGTGCTACCAGCATTTTGCTTTCCCCTTTCCTTGGTTTCTTTATATATTATACCATATAGTATTACAAAGTAAAACAATTATTTTTACTTTTCCTGACTTTCTTTGATGAAAAAATGTGATGTCTTTTCAGACACTGGCTGGCACAATGCGTAACATGTGGGGTGTGGTCAAATTCATCGATCAGAACGCGCGCCTGATCAAGCTGGCAAACGAGGAGGACTGGCAGTGGATACCGATGGACAGCATTACGGCTGTACGATCCTGTTAAAAAGAAATAATTCACAGTGCGTTCTTATTTGTTCCCATTAACAAAATGTTAATGTTCTAGTATTATTAAGTCATAACAAGAGGGGAGCGATGACGATGACAACATATTTCGATATTAAAAACTATGCAGGGATTAACCCGGTTGAAGAAACGAAAGTGCAAGAACTTGTTGCTTCGATGCTCGAAAATGGTTGGCAAGGCGCACCGATCCTCTATGTTGAGGACACAGGGCTTGTAACCGGCAGCCATCGTTTGGAAGCCCTGAAACGTCTGGAAAAAATGTACGACAACGCGGATGAGGAAACTCAATCTCGCATCGATGAGATTCTCAGCGCACAGATCGCGTTGGACGTGACCGAAATCATTAACTCCTTTTGTGAAGAAAACGCATGCTCTTACGACGAAATTGACTTTTCTTCGCTCCGCTCGATCTTCGAAGGAACGGAGGTTGAACAGTATGCAGCAGAACTCGCAGAATGGTGATATCTGGATAGGAACAGGGATCTGGGCTGGATGGCGACTTACGACAGATCACGTTGGCAGCTCCTATGGTCAACCTGTGCTCATTGCACCAGACGGCAGAACGTTCGGTCCTGGTGATATATCTGGAAACTTCGCTTCAGCCGATCTTGCGCGTGCTCTGGGGGTCTCGCGCGCAGCTATAAAAGGTCGGATTGATCGCGGTACATTACCAGCTTATGACGGTCACGATGACAACGGGCGCGGCTACTGGCACTACGATACTATCCGCCACTTGCTTACAGTGAAGCCATGATCAGGCATTGCGTGATTTGTGATGCCGCATTTGTTGCATCTCCTAGCGACAAAAAGGTTACCTGCTCACCGCGATGCCGCAGCGAGAGAGCGCGGAGAGTTAACACCGGACGCGCACGAAGGTGGAGCGCCGAGAAAAAAGCCAAGCTTGCCTCTCGCGGCCAAAGCGCTAATCTGAAAAAAGGTACTGTTGCCGCAAAGATGAGTCCGCTTTCTGGTCCTTTTGAAACAAACCAAAATGCCTTGGTATGGGTGATCCGGTCGCCAGAAGGTGAAACATATACGTTCCGCAATCTTAACCTGTGGTTACGTGAACACTCTGAAATGTTACCTGGCACGGTCGAACAGGCACGGGCAGGTCTGATGCAGATAAAACGATCTCAACAAGGCAAAACAAAACGGTCAGTAAACAGTTGGAAAGGCTGGACGCTCGTAGGTTGGCACAGTCCGCAGGATTAGACTGAGACATACTGCATACTGGAAGTAACTGACCCGCCTCCGCAAAAGAGAGGCGGGCTGTTTAATGTGACACTTACCTGGCGCCTCTTCGTAGGCAATCAGAGCATATCTGCGGGCGTGACTGAGGTTTACCGCCCTTTACGCAGCTCGTCATATGCTCTTGCCAACTTGCTCCAGCACCTTGAGAAACAGAGGAGATAACTGGATGAGGATATACCCAAGCCCGGCGTTTTGCAAGGTGGTCCAAGCTCGTTCCGACTGACCAAACATGAAGAAGTAGCAACCACCGATCAGCACGATCGATGCAATCGGAAGTGATAGAGCTACGAATATCTGTGTTACTGGATCAAGAGCATGAGCGAGTAGTTGTAGTGTCGTTCCGGCGATAGCGGTGGATGCGACGGTTTTAATACTTTCCGCGGCGTGCGCCTGAGCCGCAGTGGAGAAGGCCAGTGGGATGAGTACGCCTGACTTTACAAGCGTGTCTCTTACCTTTTTGACGTCTGCCTGCTTGCTTTTCGGCTGTTTCCACGTCCCGTCCATGAAGTCTCGAAACTTTATCACTTCTGTCTTCGCCATGTTGATCACTCCTTACTTGATGTCTTGGATGCAGTAAATCCTCGCAGGCATTCCCGTGCACATCTCCTCGAAACGCCTTACTCGGCTTTTGCTGACTGTAACGACATGTAGAGTCGGAAAGTAACCAAACTCCCTTTGAAAAACCCCTCTATCGAACATTTCCCGATATCGCTTGATTTTTGCGCAGTTCTCAGCCATGGATTGCGTGTTATCCACCTCAAGGAACTGATGGGCTCTGTTTTTGATAAAGTGGACGTCTGTGACGAGAGTAGTCATACCATCTGTCACTTTGACCTCGTGCTTCCAGTTGATGGGGCAACGCATGTAAAAGAAGAAATCGTTTCTCATAAGCGCGTGCCTGACCTGCAACGTTCGCTTGACGACTTTCTGCGAGCCGATCATCTGCCGACCGACCTTGCTGAGGTAGTAAACGGCCCCGTAGCCTTCTTCACGAAAGCTGCACAGGTACTCTTCCATCTGTTTGAGAACCTTCTGCGCGTTACGATCCCCACCCAGGCGGTGGAGCCGTTGAATATGGACCCTACTCAAAAAACCGAATCTGTCCAGACTCTGGAGGATTTGCTCCTGTCGTTCCACTCTGCTGATTGTTGCCTGCATCGTTCTGCTCCTTTCTCGGTTTGATAACGATGTGCGGCTGCACGACATGTCGGATGGTCTGCGTGTCAATCAACGGTGTCTGCACGATCTGCCGTTTGTCGGCCGTCTGGTATATGGCGCGACCGCGTATCTCCGGCAGCGTTTCAGCTCCAGTTTCATCGAGCACGACTCTGGAAGCGGTGGCCGTCTGCACCCGAAAGCACAGCTTGGCGTCGCTGTTTTGTTTACACTGACGCGGAATGACGTCACCCGTCGGGTACTGTGTGGCGAGTATCTGTCGGTAACCAAGCCCGGCACCAAGCCGCGCAATCTGGCTCATATAGGTTTGGCAGCGTTCTTTAAGCTGGCGTTCTTCCTTCGTTACTGCCTCGTCTGGGTTCAGCTCTCCGACCTCGTCAACAATAACAAAGTGCCGGATCGGGTCTTTTGCCTCCTGGACGTTCTTGACTCCGCGCTGTTTAAAAGCCTGCTGCTTTGCCCGCATTTCCTCGACAACATTCAGTAGCGCCTCCTCTGCCTCTTCCGGTTCCTCTGCATAGTGGGCGACCTGTTTAATATGCCGATAGCCCGCAAACTCCACGCCGCCTTTCAGATCGATCAGGGTAAAGCGCACGTGTTCCGGCTGCTGTGACAAAAGAGTGGCAATCAGCATGTTGAGGTAATTCGACTTGCCGTACCGGGTAGCGCCGCCGACAACCATATGCGGTATCTGTTCAAAGTCGTGCTGGATGATGGCATTCCCTTCTCTGATCTGGCCGACCGGGACGCTCCATCCATCAGAAAGAGGAGTAGCTTCATAGCTGACCAGAGTAGGCATCGGAGTGTTGTAGACCTTTAATTTGAGCAGGCCGTCAAAGGACATCTCGACCTCTTTCTTTGCAGCTTTTTTCTTCGTGAGCAAATCTTTGATCTGTGGAAAAAGGGGCTGCATGCGATTCAACGTCTTTAGGTCGGCGAGCGATATCTGCAGCGTTGTACTGCGGTTGTTCAAGCCGTCTTGAATGTGAGGCAGCTTCGCGTGGTAGTCCTCAAAGCTCCGGCCAAGCGGTATGCGATAGCGGTACTCGGTACCCCAGCCATGGTTCACTTTTTTCACGAGCTGCGCAGTGTAGGTTTTGTCTTTATCGCGAACGTTCAGGCCAGTCAGCGAAAAAATCTTGTTCAGCTTCTCGCTGTCATTTGTCGCACCAGACTTTTGTAGATGAGCATACAACGCCACTCCGCCAAATACTGCCGACGAAAGTATTTCCAGCAGCACATCACACCACCTCACTGTTGTTTCTGCAAGAAACAGTTGCAGTAAAAACGAACCATAAAATGAGCGGCTGAGCCTTGGTGCGTAAGAGGTTTTTCGTTCGCTTTGTTGTTCGTTGGCTACGCCAGGGATGCGAAAGAGGTAGCGAACTAGGTTGCGAACTCTTTTGATGTTACTATGTGATGCGCTACCAGTTGTCCAATATTCAAAGATTTTTTAAGTACGAGTCAAAAATCAGTTTGAAACATGTACAACTTGGAAAGAATGTTGGATAGAGGTGATGAACATGTTTGGACTTGGAAAGAGCAGAACACCATTGGGTAAGTTCCTGGATCAGAATAGGATCATGCAGAAAGAAGTTGAGCAGGAAACAAAAATAAGTAATCCGATTGTCACCAAAGCATGCAATGATCCCAACTACATACCGTCTCCATCCATTCAAAAAAAATTTTTGGATTTCGTTCGAAAAAAAGGATGGAAACAAGCCAAGGCACATGACCTTTGGCCAATGTGAAAAAGCCCTACTCTGCTGAGCGGGGCTTTTTGAAATTACAATAACTTGATAAAGCAGAAAAGTACGGATATTGTAAGGTGAGGAGACATGCAAAGGAGACATGCGAGTGAACACTATTCTTTACTTCTTACTCGGGTTCGCAGATATCATGGTAGTTCTGGCCTTTATTTTCAAGTTATTCCGGTTCCCCTTTTGGGACTACAAAAAGGAACTTGCGATTATCGCTAGTACCTTGGCAGTGACGTCATATGTATTCCGGATGGTTTTCGATCTTCCTGAGGTTGATATGCCGCTGCAGTACATTTTGCTGATATTATTTTTCCGATATCTTATAAAGTTTCGAGTTTTTGAAGCATCTTTACTCATCGCTATCGGCATACTCGGCTTCGATCTTTCACAACTGATCGTTGCGCCCGCACTGATTTCACTTGAAGTTGCAACGCTTGGCGATGTTTTTCAATCAGCCGGAATGGGTACTTTTTTAATACAAGCTGTTAACGATGCGATTATGATTCTTGTCAGCTGGCTGCTGTACAAACTCAATCTTGGGTTCTCGTTTATCATGCAGCCTCCACACGAGATAAGCTGGAAAACAAAATATACAGGATCAAATCTGGTTGCTTTGGTTGGTGTTATTGCCGCTTCAACTGCAATACTCGCCGTTTTGTACATATTGTTGAACTATTACAATGAGTTTAAATACGTGATCGCAGTGGGAATCACAGCGCTTGTCATTTTGCTGCTTACCTGCCACAAAAAAGAGCTGGAGGATATATGATTGAGCGGATGGCAACACATCTTGCGAATAGAATAAAGAATGCCAATCCAGAGGAGACGAGCGATTTGGATGTCCTGGTATATGGCATAGCAATGACTATGAATTTGCTAGGGGTAATCATAGGATGTGTCATAGCAGGAGCTATTACGGGTAAAATCATCGGCACAATGACAGCATTCGCAGCATTCGCCGTTCTCCGCAGGTTCTCTGGAGGTCATCATGCAAAATCTCTGGGACTGTGTGTTGTTATTTCGGTTATCTTGTTCGCTGTGATACCACTGATTCCAATCAGTGGGCAAGCACTGATCGTCATGAAAGTAACCAGCATACTCTTGGTCACGTGGTTAGCTCCGGCAAATTGTCAAGGCAATGATATTCCAGAAAGACTCACGTCGGCGTTTAAGATGCTGTCTGTCGTGATCGTGATAGGGCACTTATTCATTGAGTCTTCAGTCGTTACTTTGGCTGTATTCTCTCAGTCGTTACTATTAATTGACATAAAGCGGGCAAAGGAGGTGATTTTAAGATGAAACCCAGTACAGCTAAAACCTTGTCCAAAGTTATTACTGGAGCCTCAGTGTTTTTTGCGGTCTCACTCCTCAAATTAACGATCGGTAGTATGCCAACTCCTCAAGAACTCAAGAAGAAATAAGTGATAGGATGACAGCAGCACGAGTCTTCTGCGTAAAAGTGGACAAACAGTTTGATGAGTATGACTACATGGAGTTTGATTTGATCGAGGACGTTTTCTATGTATCAATTTTTCGCCCAAAAGGAACGGGTGACGGCATTTTTGTTCTACACACTAAGCACGGAATGTATCACTGGGTAAATACGCTTGAAGGTGTGCGTAGGCTTTGGAAAGACTACGGTTTTGAGGCACTTGACAGCGTAAATGTCGTCAATCTGAGAAAAGTCTGTTTTGTTGATCCTGTAATGTACAAGGTATATTTCGAGGATGGCTCATCAACTACAGTGTCGCGTGGTCGAATGGAGTTAGTCGATCACCTGCCAAAAAAGACAGTCCGCTAAAGGGGCTGTCTTTTTTTTGTGCACACAATCAATGAATTGTCAAGAAAAATTGAAACCCCCTTCTAATGCAAGTTTGCTAATGCTGTATCGATGGTATCATTTTCCATATACAGGGTAATTAGCGTGGAAGGGGATCGTATGGGTATGGAACTAGCAAGACAGTTCAACGTTTTGATTGTGGACGACTTCAGCGGACACTTAATTACAACAAAGAAATTTCTTGAACGTCTGCCGTTTGTGAATAGTATACAAACAGCCAAAGACTCGGCAGAAATGATTGATGCGGTTATGAGCGACCCTGAGATCAACGCACTCATCATTGACTATGATCTCGGCGAGAACAGCCTGAACGGTCTACAGGCGTACACGCTGTTGCAAGAAGCAGGCTATGATATTCCGGCCATCCTGGTCACCGGAAATGATGTGGACGCCTTCGAATCCTACCGAATTGGCATAGTGGATGTCGTCGCTAAAAAGTTCTTCTACGACTTCAAGCGGCTCAATCAAGCCATTCATAAGTTAAACAACTACTTTCTTTTACAGGATCAGTGCGACATTATGTTGGTACCTGCATACGACGGAAAGATAAGACAGTTCCGATCGGCCGATATACTTTTCATTGAGGCGAGCTCTGCAAAGACACTTATATACTCGGCAACAAGACCAGAACCATTTTACTCGGACCTCACGCTGGCGAGCTACGAAGAGTACCTGGCGGATACGAGCTTCGAGAAGCTCAGTAGATTTGTTTTCGTGAATGTTGACCACATTGCATCATTCGACGAAAAAGACGGCATGATCACGTTGACAAACGAGATGAAACTTCCTGTGAGCAACAGCAACCGGAAATATATAAGTAAACTGCTCGCAGAAAGAGAAAAGCCAGGCTCAGGATTGGCAAGGATGATGTTATGGGGGATGCGAAAACAGAGGTCAATGAGTTGGAAATCGATGGCTAAGTGACTTCAAGGGGGTATGAAGTGTTGTTCAACCCCCCCTGAGTGAGGGTTCGTAGGGGTATGAATCGCTGATTCTTTTTGACAAAATTCGTGGTACGATATAGCTACACCAAGAGCAATTCGACATGAGACAGAAACGGTACATACAGACAGGGCGCCCGTATCTGCGTATCGTTGTAACTCGAAACTTGTCTATATGGCAAGTTTTCCTTCAGGGAGGAGCTAATAAAGCTCACTGCCGTTTGCCTTTCTCTACTTCTATCCACTCGTAAAAGTCTTCTGCATGGCAGCCGAGCATTCGAGCACCTAATACAGCATTCTCATAGGTCATCTCGCGCTCGTTGTTTTTCCAGCGGGTCACGGTGGATTCGAATACCTTCATCTTTCGAGCGAATTCAGCCTGGGTCATATTCGCATCTTTCAAGAGTTTAGGCAAGCGGCATCTCCCTTTACGGAGAGCCATATGTTCAGTCCTTTTCAGTTAATTGAGGTGAAAATCATAAAAAATACAAACGAACGTTCTGGTTTTGTGGTATTATGTTCTTGTACATGTAGCGACATTGATACAAGAAAAGCATACTCAACAGGTGGTGTTTGCTATCGAATACAAACATATTGACTTGGATAAGCTGAGTGCATTAACTGGATTTGATCTGCGCGAAGCCCTGGGAATTAGTCCAAGCTGCGCTCCATACGAAGAAACGCTACAAGTTTCCTCAGCTCTTTCTCAGACAACTCGCGACCATCAACACTCAGCTTAAACTGCTTGACCAGTTCTTCATCTGACAACTCGATCTTCGAAAGAAACTCCTTCTCATGCGCATATGAGGCAGGGGTTTCTTTTGTTATGTGTACTTTATTTTGCTCTTGTTCTGATGCTTCTTGAGGTGATGGCACCCAGTCGTACAAATTGATGTTGGTGTTCCCAAGTAGGTAGTCCGTAGTGCAATTAAAAACTTCTGCCATCTTAACTGCAACATCCCATGGCGGTACAGCTCGTCCGATTTCATAGTTTGAAATACTCGCACGATCCACCCCTACTTTTTCTGCAAGATGCGATTGATACAATCCTAATGCTGTACGCATACTTTTGATTCGTTGTCCGATCAGCTTTTTTTGTTCCTGATTCATGGATATCCACCTTTATAAAATTTGGGTTGACGTGCACAAAATACACATGTTATTATTTGCATGTGCAGAATATGCACGTTACAAAAATAGAAACTGATGAAGGAGGAGCTGCTTTGTCAAGAAGAAAGGCCGATGCACGCATCATTCAAAAACGCCATCGTTTTAAAGAGCTTCGCTTAAAGAAAGGCAAGTCTCAGCGCGGCGTATCTTTGGACTTTGATGTAAGCGAGAGTTTCATCCGCAATATCGAGAATGGCCGCTGTAACCCAGAAATGAAGTTTGCCTTTAGGCTTGCCAGATACTTCGAAACAACTGTTGACGATTTGTTTAGGGATTTAGCTGATTAGCTGTATTTATCATGTGCATTTAATGCACATAAGCACATTATAAGGCGTTATTTTAAATAACGCAATAGCTTGCAAAAGTTGTTATGGAATTTTTTTCTTGATAGCTACTCGTTTTTCAAAGGAGTCTTGAGGCTGATGAGTAAAGGCATCGATTGCATGATTAAAACAAAGGGATGGTGACCAATGAGCAAACCGCAAATTTTTAGCCACCAAATGTTTGGTGAGCTTCCGGTAATCGTAGTTGAAGGAATTGAATGGTTTGGAGCTACCGAAGCCGCAAAGGCACTTACATTTAATAAACCGCATGACGCTGTTACCAATCATGTTGACGAGGATGACTCCGCCGTCCACGGAGTCATCGACAAGTTGGGGAGAACCCAACAGAAGAAATTTATAAATGAATCCGGTCTTTACAGTCTGATCTTCGGAGCTGCCAAGCAGGGAAACAATCCAGAGATACAAGCCAAAGCAAAGGCATTCAAGCGCTGGGTAACAAGCGAAGTCTTGCCGACCATCCGCAAACATGGTGCATACATGACGCCGGATACCATTGAGAAAGCACTCACTGATCCTGATTTCATCATCGGTTTGGCAACGAAGCTGAAAGAGGAACAGTCGTTGAGGATCGCAGCAGAAACCAAAATCGAACAACAGAAGCCACTCGTTACCTTTGCAGAAATTTGCATTCAATCGGACAAATCGATCAAGATCAGGGACCTCGCTCACTCGCTCACTACTCATGGGATCAAGATTGGGGAAAGGAAGCTGTATGCGCGGTTGCGGGATTGGGGGATGATTTGCAAGAAATCTACCGAGCCAACGCAAAAATCATCGGAACAAGGATTATTTGAAGTAGTGACAGGTGTAAAAGAAAAGCCAGATGGCACCCCATTCACTTGGCGTACAACCTACGTAACGATGAAAGGCCAGTCTTACATAGCAAATCGTTTGAAAAACGAAATGGTTTGAGTAGGAGGGCCAATATGATTTTAAGTTTTTCTGGTGGGCACACCGAACAAAAAGCCGTTCATGCTATGAAATGGATGATCATCAACGACAAGCTAAAACAAGGCATCAACGGAATTGAGTGGCTTGTTCTTCAAACTCATGTTACTGAGTCAATGCAGGATGGGTTAAACCGATGGCTAGACCATGTGATCAATTTCGAACGTTTTGAGGTAGATACAGTCATGCGCGATGTTTTAAAAATGGACGCTGATGCTTTCTACGCAAAGTACGAGTTGAACTGGTGGATGTCACTTGACTGCACGATAAGAAACTTGAACTTAATCAGACAGAGCGACTACGAAAAGTATTTCAGTTTTCTAATGACATTAAAAGGAGTAGACAAAGCATGGAGGCACAAACAACGCAAGCGCAATTAGCTGGAGATGTACGGGCAGCGAATGACCACTACCTGAGATTGGTCGAACTGTATCTGACACCGGGCATGGATGAAAACGCACGCTGGTGGCTGGATCGTGAACTGGACGAGCTTGAACAAGACATGCGGGCAAGCGGATTGCTTTGAAAGGAGGGAAAGGCCGATGTTGAAAATCGTGTACAAACATGATGACGGTAAAGTTTGCACAAAACTGGTTCTTGCACACGAAAATAAGCTGCCGATATTCCGCTGGGTGCGCAACAGCTTTGAAATCATTGAAGTAAAGCGGCACGAGACGTGGTGATTTACGCCTGCATCGGAAGGAGGTGAGAACCACGATGGACAGATTCGCACAGGGACTTCCTGATTCGCAAGAACAGCCGGAAATTCCGGTTGACGAATGCGCCAATGATGCATGTCAGAGGCAGATGTACTTTGGAGATAAAGCATGGAGGTATGAAGGCGATCTTTACTGCTGCGGCAAGTGTTTGGCAGAGGCGATGGGGGCAACAAAGCTGACAATCAAGCAAAGTGAGGTGTAACAGGTGCACATCAGGTTTCAGAAACTTACCCTGAAAAATTACAAGTCGCACCGTGACCTGACCGTTGACTTTGGCGAGCTGACGAAGATCACGGGCGACAATGCAAAAGGCAAGAGTTCCATTCCAGAATCTCTTTGCTGGACATTATACGGTACAGACAGCCTTGGTAGCAAGCTTGACCCAACTCCGATCGGATATGCCTTCGATGAAGTCAAGGCAGAGTTGCTGCTGAGTGTCGATGAAAAGCAAGTCTTGCTTGGCCGGGGCATTGCAAAGGGTAAGACGAAATACTGGGTCAACGAAGTGCCTAGTAAAGCAACGGAACTTGACGAGTTGGTTCAGTCGCTTTTTGACAAAGACCTATTCCTCTCGCTCTTCAATCCGGCATATTTTCCTTCACTGCACTGGGAGGCACAACGTAAGTTGATTCTCCAGTACGTGACGTCCCCGGCCAACAAAGAGGTGTTCGGGCAACTACCTCCAGCACAGGCGGACAAGCTGGCTGATCTGGTAAAGAAACACTCTCTCGCAGAGCTGGATAAGATTCATCGCGAAAACAAAAACAAGCAGGACAAAGCCTACATAGCAGCTCAGAGCCGCACCAAAACCCTGCTACAACAATTGAATAGTCTGCCGGAGTACGGCGTGGACATTGATGAGGCAACAGAGAAGGTCGCGCAGTTGGACGGACAGATCATGGAGATCGAACGGACCACAGAAGCGGCCGCAGATACGAATCGCAAATATACGGCTTTGCAATCACAAATCAAGTCATTACAAGAACAAGTCAGCGCATCGGCTGGAAAGTGGCCCGAACTGCGCGACGAGCAGATAGTCGATACCTGCCGCACATGCAAGCAGGCATTACAAGACGAAGCTGTAAAAGCAGTTGCAGATGATAAGAACCGTCGTGTGCAAGCCTATAAAGAGCAACACGCGGCGCTAGTCGCCAAGCGAAAAGAGGCAGAAGCACAGCTCGAAGCGCTCGAATATATCGACGTATCTGAACAGCTTGAAAAAATCCGGGCACTCGAACAGGACAAGCTGCCATACCTCGACGCGATCAAAGCATACTCTCGGCGCGCGCAACTTGAGGATCAGATCGAACAAGCGAAGGTAGCTGAGGCTGAAACGTTGGCAAGCCGCAACGAGTCAGTGTTCATCCTTGACGCGATCAAGGCATTCGAAGCGAAAGAAGCGGAGCTGCAAGCAGGCAAGGTTCAGGACCTGTTTACCACCCTGTCGATTCGCTTGTTCAAGCAAAACAAAGGTGACGGCGAATTGAAGCCTGATTTTGAAATCGAAATGGACGGAAAACCATACCGGAAATTGTCACTGTCAGAAAGCATCCGCGCCGGATTGGAGTTGCGGGATGTGCTGAGTCAGCAGAGCGGCATCGTGGCGCCCTGCATTGTGGACAACGCAGAGAGCATCACGCGTTTTACACAGCCGAACGGCCAGCTAATCATGTGCCGCGTTGTGGCCGGGCAAGATTTGAAAATCGAAACGGAGGATGAAGTGAAATGAAAGCCACTGGCATAGTTCGGAAGATAGACCACTTGGGACGAATCGTTTTGCCGAAGGAGTTACGAGATACATTTCGATGGAAAACGGGGACACCGCTGGAGGTTTATGTAGACGGCGAGACTGTTGTATTGCGTGAATACGCTCCTGGATGCACACTCTGCGGCGAGGTTGATACTCCTATGACAAGCCTTTACCCACAAAAGCAAATATGCACAGCCTGCGTGGACATCATCGCGAAGGATCAGGACAACTTGAAACGGGCTGCGGGCGAAGCTGGAGGTGAACAGCGTGATTAAGTTTGTACCCATTGAACATGCACCTTACCTGCCTGTACGAACAGGAGAAGCCAATGACTGCATCATCCTCCGCAGATTCAGCAAGGACAGCACTACTATTGAAATGGCGTTTCCTTTCCATCCAGATTCCCCAATTATCAATCTGTCGGTAGTCGACGCGATCATGCTGCGCAACGCACTCGATGAGCTGGTGTCCGTAAAATTTTTTGAAAAAACTGGAGGGTTGACTGAATGAACCAAGCAGTAGCGCTTAATAACATCAACACAGAAGCAGTAGTGGGCAGCTTCACCCAATCAGAACTGGACACTTTGAAAGCCACTATCGCGCGCGGCACCACCAATGAGCAGTTCGCCCTTTTCGTCCAAACGTGCGCACGCAGCGGCCTTAATCCTTTCCTGAACCAGGTCTATTGCATCGTGTACAACGGCAAAGACGGCCCTGTTATGAGCATCCAGATCGCTGTTGAGGGCATTGTTGCTTTAGCAAAGCGCCATCCGCAGTACAAGGGCTTCATTGCCAGCGAAGTCAAGGAGAACGACGAGTTCGAGATCGATGTTGTCACTGGGGAGCCAAAGCATCGGATCACAACCATGCAGCGCGGCAAGACAATCGGAGCGTATTGCGTGGCTTATCGCGAGGGAGCACCGAACATCGCGGTGGTCATCACGAACGATCAGGTGGAACACTTGCTCAAAGGCCGCAACGGGCAGATGTGGAAGGACTACTTCGATGACATGATCGTCAAGCACGCTATCAAGCGAGCATTCAAGCGGCAGTTTGGGATTGAGGTTGCAGAGGACGAGCATAACCATGGAGGGACATCTGCAGACAGCATCCCTGAATATCAACCACGCAAGGACATCACCCCAAACAGAGAAGTGATTGATGTACCGAAGCAGGCTTCCGAAGATGACGAAGCAACCAAGATGAAAACAGCCCGCGCCGAGATGAAAAAGAAGTTTGAACTGCTTGGCATCACAGAACCAGCAGATATGGCTAAGTACATCGAGCAGCATGCCAAGCCAAAGGGAGACAAACCCACTTTGGCAGAGATCACTGGCCTTCTCAAAATAATGGACATGCACATCGCTGAAAAACAAGAACAAGCATCCAGCGCTGACGAGCTGACCTAGACCTATGGAGCACACGCAACTCAATATTTTCGATATGGTCCAGGAGCCTCATCCCGAGGGACGGGCTCCTCAAGAACCCTCTTTAAACGGATTCTACTATGAGCGCGCGTCTGATAAATTCGCCTCGTTCGCCCTTGGCTCAAGGCATTTCGAAGTATCTGCCAAAGAGTGTGAATTTCCGAAGGAGTGGCAAAAGCGAATCAAACAGGAACGGGCGATATGAGGTGATCCGGCTTGTACAAAGTCGAGATTTACACAAGAAATCCTGATTGTGGACTGTGCGGTCAGGAAATGAATCCTGGACGGGAACATACCTTTCGAGGGTTGGATATCTGCGTAAGGTGCCATGACGACTTGGAGGGAGGGAACGGTTATCAAGGTCAACATTCTGGCAAGCGGATCGGGCGGCAATTGCGTCGCCCTGACAACAAGCCTAGCAACCATCCTTATCGACGCTGGCGTAGCCAAAACCAAGATTGAGAAAAGGCTGCTGGAGGTCGGGATACGGCCAGACGAGATCGCGGCAATATTCGTGACTCACGCCCACAGCGACCACATCAAAGGAGTACCGCTCGCAAACAAGTACCGGATTCCCGTTTATGCAACATACGGCGAATGGAAAGGCATTTCCGGCGTGGATGAGGAGTTGCAGCAGGTGGTAGAGACGATTCACGGAGTGTACGGAAAACTGGATGTCTCCGGGATGATCGTTCAGTCATTCAGAACTCACCATGACGCATATGAACCGATCGGGTACACGGTGACGGATGGCGAGACAAAGGTAAGCATTTGCCTAGACACAGGTAAGGTGGACGAAGAAATGCTGACGGCCATGTCCGGCAGCGTTATCTACATCATCGAAGCAAATCACGAACCTGCCATGGTCGAGGCAGGCGACTACCCAGACAGCGTGAAAGCACGCATTCTCTCTGACAATGGGCATCTTTCAAACGAGCAGACTGCTACGGCTCTCCAGCGCCTTATCCGAGGCAGCGGCGAGAAGATATACCTGACGCACCTTTCGAGCAAAAACAACATGCCTACGCTCGCAGAAATGACCGTGAAACAGGCATTGAAACGCAAAGGATTTGAAGCTGGAAAACATTACGAAATCGAGGTGGTTTAAGTGTTCAAAATTAGAGTGGTAAAGAGTTTGTACACAAAGAAAGGCTGGGTACACGATGGGGAAGTGTTGGACGCTCGTGTATTGCCAGGAGGGGCACTGCTGGAGGTTGGTAGGCCATATCAAGTGATCGCAGGAAAATTTTCTGGTGAGGAAATCCCACAAACTCACGCGATCACGATTCCGAAAGAAAAAATGTATACAGAGAAACAATACACCGTCCTTTCAAACGAGCTTCAACGGGTACGTGATGAACTGAAAGTAAGTAAAGAACGCGGTGCATATCTTGAACAGAAAATTCAAGATGCTGACCATCACATTAAACAGTGGGGTGAAGCATGGGAAGAACTATGGAATACATTTTGCGTAGAAAAACGGTTGATTCGAGAAGAGATTGACAGAGTGGGGTCGGGAAATAAAGTCGTCTTGCCCCGAGAAGTTGCTGAGGCAATTGAAGAGGCTCGGCGGGAAGACAACAGGTATAACGGAACTTATAGCAACTTTAGTCTTCTTGATAGTGTTAACGCAGCTTTAAGGAATAAGTGGCGAGGGATCAGTTGTATTGAAGTGATCGCAAAGTGGGTTTCAGAAAACATGATTCGCCGTGAACTCTTGATTGTAGCTCTCGTAAATGGCTACACGATACAAGAAACGACACAAGACCGTATCAAACGCGGCGTCCAAGACATCTACGAAAATTGGACAACCATTCAAAGTTCGGGCGATGACCGGGAGGACGGCACAGACCTTGCCGAGCGTATTACAAAGTTTGTGACGGAAGAATTGAAGTTGTAAAGCGGGTGGGGGAATGCCTCAGGTCGAGGACGGCTACACAAGACTTGCGAACGAAATATTGGAAAACATCATGAAGGCCAGTCTCAACGGCACGCAATTCCGAATCGTGATGGCCGTCTGGAGGTACACCTATGGTTTTCAGCGCAAGGAGCACGATCTGTCTCTGACTTTTTTGGCAAAGGCGATCGACGCCAGCCGAGGTCAGGTGGATCGTGAACTGACAGCACTGATCGATCGGAAGATTATTACTGTTGTTGGGACTGGCGGAAGGGGGTCGAGGGTCATCGCTTTCAACAAAGATCATTCAGAGTGGATCGACCGTCCTCTAATTAGCGGACTGTCAGCTAATCCGAGTACAGAACCGTCCTCTACGGTGAGTACAGTACCGTCCTCTACGTCGAGGACTAAGAAAGAAAATATTAAAGAAAAAAAGAAAAATACTCGGCAACCAAAAAAGTATGCCGAGGACAGCACCTATTTTAAAATGGCGGTTTACTTCCATGAGAAAGTTACGGCTGTAGCAAAAGCAGAAGGGCTGGCACATCTTGTCATCAAGGCCGATCTGCAAAAATGGGCTGATGAGTTCAGAAAACTGGTTGAAATCGACAAGGTGGAGGACAAGCGCCTGATCGCAGAAGTCATCGACTGGGTAACGTCCGATCCGTTTTGGAAAGTGAATGTCTTGTCTGCCAAGAAGCTACGGGACAAGTTCGGTGAACTGGCATTGAAGATGAAGGCTGCGCAAAAGCCGCCTGAAAGAAAGCAAGCGAAACCTGATCCGCGCGATAGAGAGATTGCATTGCAGCGCTGGATAGCGGAGGGGAAGAATCCAGATGAATTTAACTGGGCTGACTGATATTAGCGATTTGCAAGCGGAACAATCCGTGTTAGGTGCAGTTTTTTTGGATCAAAACTCGCTGGATGCGGTTGGTTTTTTGGAGCCGAGAGACTTTTCTGTCCCGCGTCACCAAAAGATATTCGAGGTCATGCGTTACCTGCATGCTGCAAACGTTCCGGTTGACATAGTAACAGTGACATCCGAGTATCTAAAGTTCGGGAAAATAGACGATGCTGGAGGAGCCACCTACCTTACTGAACTGGCGCGATCTTGCCCAACTGCAGCAAACGTTGCCTACTATGCAGGGATTGTGCGGTCGAAGGCGCTTCGCAGGCGAGGCACTGAGGCGGGTGTGAAGATATCCGGGCTGTATGCGGAGGACTTCGCTTCCGACGAAGAATACTTCGCAGCCATCGAGTCGATTGTGAGCGAGTTGAGGCCCCAAGGCGTTCGCAAGATGATGGGCTTCGCCGAGAGCGAAGACGACTACTTTACTCATCTGACGACGCCTGCCGAGTTTGTTTTGTCCGGCTTTAAAAACTTCGACGAGTGGGCTAAGGGACTGTGGCGAGGGTGGCTGTATGTGCTGGCCGGACGACCTAGCGCCGGGAAGACGGCAAAACTCCTCCAGATGCTTTATGGTGTAGCCAGGCAGCATCGAAACGGCAAGTCTCACAAGGATGCTGGAGCCGTCTTGCTCTGGTCGCAGGAAATGGGACGTGAACAGATATATGACCGATGGATGGCGATGACCACCGGGGTCAATTACAACCGGATTAAAAGTAAGAACCTTGATTTTGAGGACTTGGGAAAGATTCGCCACCGATACGAGCAGATGAAAAAATACCCATTGTTCGTACAGGACAGCGCTGGAGTGACTATTGACGAAATACGCGGAACAGCCAGGCAGTTCAAAAAGCAATACGGGAAAATCGGGGCTATCGCAGTTGATTACCTACAGATCATGAGCATTCCTCAGAAGCGAGGAGAGTCCAGGGCGGAGGCAATCGGTCGCGTAACAACGGCAGCAAAGCAACTTGCACGTGAATTAAATTGCCCGTTTATCCTTCTTTCACAGATGACGCGGGATAGTGAGAATGCAGCTAAGCCTCAGCTTTCCCACCTCAAGGAGTCCGGGAGTATCGAGCAAGATGCTGACGTGGTTGAATTCCTTTGGCACGATCCTGATGACACAGATAATGGCGGCAAGGTCATTCAGTCATTCATTGCCAAGGGCAGGGACATCGGAGTGAATGAATTCCGACTGCTGTTTAAAGGGTGGGTTCAACGCTTCGATGATTTACCACCGAAAGAGCGTGATTTCGGAAATGCGAAAAATCGAAAACGATGAACAACTGCAAAATTCATTGAAGTGGCTCCTAGAGAAAGCAAAAGAACTGGATCACCCACTGATGGACGGCGAGGCGCGGCAAACTCTGCTGGCAAAATACGACTATGTGTCAGAACGAGTTAAAGAGTATCAGCGGGAGCGATCCGAACGAATGGAGCAGCAGAAACAAAAACTCATCGAGCCGGAGCAGAAAAAATCTGTCGACCTCTCTGCATGGCTGGATGACTAAACGATACGAGGTGACTATCGATGGTAGCTATGATAAGGACTCCAAAAAGATACGGCACTGACTTTCGGGCACGGAAAAGACCAGAGCCGTCACCGCCGTACAACAGCGAGTGCGTATCGAGGCAAATGACACCCGCTGAGCGCGCATGGATGGACTCACTGCCGAAGCCGCATCCAAAGTCCAAAATTATTGGCATGAGCATCGCGGCTGAAAAGGCCATGAAGCGCAAAGGAAAGGGCTACGTAGGGTAACGCAGCCCATGCCCGCCGAACAGTTCGCGAACGTTGTTGTAGACGCGGACGTGCATGTCCGGGAAGACAAAAGCAATTTCTCCATCTGCCAATCGTAGTTTGTGAGACGGTTGCTCTATGACAAAAGGGACCTCCATCGCCTGCAATGCTTCTTTCAAATAACCAACATCAGACCATGGAACCGCATAGTAAAACGACTTTTCCATACGAAACACACTCCTTTTTCCACATCATATCGCACTAGGGAGGGTATCGCATGAATTTCGTTGAGCCAATACGTAATCCAGGAAAGATCGAGGAAATGAAACAACTACTGTTGCAGCAATCGGAACGGAACTACTTTTTGTTCGTGATGGGCATAAACACAGGATTGCGAATATCTGATCTATTGCCACTAAAAGTCAGGGATGTAAAAGGGAAAAGTCACTTGCTTATCTTCGAGAAGAAAACGAAAAAGCGTAAGAAATTCAAGCTGAATGCGGATTTGCGAGAAGAAATCGCCAGGTACATTGCCGGGAAAGGGCCGGATGAATATTTGTTCGCTTCGACAAAGCGCCCACTCCCAATTACCCGAGTACGATCCTATCAGATTATCAATGGCGCTGCTTCTAAACTCGGCCTAACAGAAATCGGTTGCCACACAATGAGAAAGACCTTTGGTTATTTCTTCTACAAGCGCACGCGTGATATTGCGACACTACAGTTAATTTTCAATCATAGCCATCCGCAAATTACGCTGAGGTACATCGGCATTAATCAAGACATCATGGATGAGGCTGTAGAGCAG